TATAGCTGCTACTTCTGGTCCCATACCTTTTATGACCTTATCCTTTAACATTGACGTTGTCTTCGTTAAGAATTCAGGTTCATACGTATCATCACGGTATTCTCCTTCCACCATTTCGGTTTTTCGTAAATTACCTAATAGTACTTCGATACGACTGCGAATTTCTTCCTGTAAAACAGGACTAAGAGGTAAAGTCCTCTTAAGAGCAATCATGCCCAACCATTCGCTGTAGCTATCAAAGCTGAATTTGGAAACACCAGGCATACTTAGCCATATAATAAGACCACGGTTCCTCATCGATAAACTTTCGAGAGGCCCCGTAAGCTTAGAACATGCTTTGTATCCTGATCCCATGATTCGAGCTATTACCCCTATGTGTGTCTTGTCCCCTGCCCACTTGGTCATGAAATAAGCTAAAGCAGATAAACTGCCTTGAGCTGCTTCCATTTCTTTGAAGGCCATTGGAGAAACGTCCTGTCCCTTAATTCCAAGTCGCTTAGCGAACTCGAAAGAAAGTTTTGTTGAAACGATGGATTTAGATAAATTAATACCTACCCCAAGTTGATTCATTAGTATTAGATACTGTCTTGCGACAGCTCGCGAACATATAACTATGTCGTCACCTAATAATTGATAATCCACAAATAAAGATAATTTATTCGATACCTTCCAAGCTGCAACTTGCACAATAAAGTGATGAGTAAGAGCTAACATAGCCCAACTAGAGTACGCTCCCATCGGTTGCCCAGCGCCATATTTTAATTTTTTACGACGCCCCAATGTATACTCCCTGCCGACGAGAAGATATTTTCACATATCTCCTAGTCCCGGTAGAATGCAATCAAGCAGATATGCTTGAAGAACTACGGGTAAGCGATCAGTAGCAGCAGATAAATCATAACTGGCAGCAAAACCAGTTTTAGATATTAACTCACGCAACCTGATTACCCCTTGTAGTTGATCCATAGTAGAATCCATCGGTCATAAACTAATGACCTTCATTAATTCTTTATGGATAGGCCTCAAGAGAACTTGAGTCCACCATTCCACCATCGCAAATACTCTCACTTTCCCTGGTTCTATCTTCACACCTAGTTTTCCTAGTGTTATTGTCGAAACCGGCATTCATAAAGAACTTATAGGTTGAATATTATCTAATCAATTAATCAGTTTCCTGAATCCTAGTAGCTTAGCCACAGCAACGTATGAGGCATACAAAGAAGGATTACTTCTAAGTTCTCTCGCAGTAAGTTGCAAGGCGGCTACAGATGTTGCAAATCACTTGAGCAAGGGTTTTCCCTGCTCTCTAAGTGTTTGATTAATCTTAGGTTCTCCAGCGCGCGTACCAGGTCCCGATTTCAATATTAATAGAGGTTTCCAGGACAATGTTGTCAAGTTAACTTCAACTCTTGTAAGAGCGAAGAACCGACGCGTAAAGCCTTTTCACATATTAATATCTATTTTAGGTCCCGGTGCGGTAATTGTTTTTGTATTCATCTTCGCTTTAAACTCCATAATTCGGTATAAACCAAACAATGTTATTCAATAGCGAAGCATCATACTATTACCAGCAAGTATCTCCCTACGCATCATTACAGGAATGATACGAGGAATTCCTCTCGCAGTCACGCTTACAGGTACTCCGATAATCCTAGGATTTCGGAGAGGTGTCTCATTGGCTGCCCTAATTAGGAGCAGTTGTGCTGTCTTTAGGTACAGCGCGAGTCCACGGGTTCCCTGAGCAGAATGTTGTGCCCGTAAGAATCTAACGAAACTTACGTTCCCCATTATGTACGACTTTGAAAATTTTCCTAACAGGACTAAGATAACTTTATTAAAGTATCCTAGTCCTGCTCTCGAGCTTTTTACGACTCGATACCATGAACCATACTTCTTTGAAATTCTGTGTAGTTCCGTAAGGGACAAACGCAAAATATTAAAGTAGTTTTTCATCATTATTTATTTTGATGATAGGTTCAACTTCGGTTTCCGCACTCTATTTATAAGGAGTACGGGCCGCAGGTAGCCTTGCAGGCTAGGTCTATCAAACCGTGAGGTTACTAGATAGAGTTGTAAGTTTCAACTGCCCCCGAAAGGTGGTTTAAGCTTTTGTGTAGTTTGTTATTAAACAAACTATATGTCCATATTAGGTTCACATAGGTTGTATACACTGAGCCCCCTTCCTTTACATGCAGATCCCAATACGTCCCAACTAGGTGCCTCAACCCTCTCACGAGGGCTACAGCATGACCACAATTCCAAAGAGTCTATACGCCTTTTGAGCGACAGATCTCTGTATTGTATGTAATACATGCAGAGAGAGTGCTT